TGTCACAGGCACTAAAGACGCAATGAAGGACGAAGAGTATGAAGTTACTGCGGCAATAGAAGAAGTCAGAGATGAAGATGGCAACATCACTACAGAAGCTGTAGAAGCCGTTATGGGTACTCGTAGCGTCCCAGATATGCAGGGCATCGACCAATCTAAACTTGTCCCATTGCTGACTGCGGCACTGCAAGAAGCTATCACTAAAATTGAATCACTAACAGCCCGCATAGCGGCACTAGAGGAATAAAACAATGGCAGTAACTTGGACAATCTCAACACTAGAACGCAACACATCAGATGACGGTGTAGTTGTAGCACACTGGCGAGCATCAGATGTAGATGGCGACCACTCAGGCAGCAGCTATGGCACTTGTGGCTTTGCGCCCGATGCAGACGCTGAAGGCTTTATTCCCTATGCAGACATCACAGAAGCTCAGGCTATTGGCTGGTGCAAGGACAGCATGGGTGAGGAAGCAGTCACTGGCGTAGAAGATTCTATCGCTGCACAGATTGCAGACAGTAAAGCTCCTGCGTTAGCTATTGGAACTCCTTGGTAATGATTGCAGAAATCTCAGCAGTTGTAGGTATCCTCAAGGCTCTTAACGATGGTATTGCTACCGTTAAAGAGTCTGGAGATCACTTGTCAGGTCTGTCGGGATTATTTACTAGCCTCACTGACAGCAAGGTAGCTGTAGAGAGCATTGAAGAGGCTACGAAAGCAGGCGATCATGTACTAACACAGGAAGAGGCTCTGGAGCTTGCATGGGCTAAGAACGCCATACGAGAGCAGGAGAAGGAGCTGAAGAAGATAACGCCTAAGCACGTCTGGCGTGACATGCTGATGATCCAGAATAAGTCTTTGCTAGATCACAAGCACAAGCTGGAGAAGATACGGCTGGCAAAGCTCAAGAAGCAACGTCAGGTAGGTGACGCAGTTAAGAATGTGCTGGTCACAATCGCGGTGCTAACTATATTTGGCGGCAGTTACTACATGATTATTGGAGGATTCTAGTGGAATATTTACTCGATTTATATGTGCTTGTAACGTCACTGGTTACAATAGCCAGCGTAGTGTGCAATTACACCGAGACCCCGAAAGACGATGAATTTGTTGCAAAAGCCTACAAGATTTTGGAGCAGTTCGCATTCCTTGGCAATAAAGCCAAACAATAACCTGGAAGGAGCACGACATGGGCGAGAAAAAAACAACTCCCATAGTGATAAACGAAGTAGAGTACATTTTTGAAGACATGACTGAGCAGCAGCAGGTGATGGTAAATCACTGCAATGATCTGGATAGAAAAATCAGGTCCACTCAGTTTAACCTTGATCAACTTTCAGTAGGCAAAGATGCATTTATCAACATGCTAGTTGCTGACCTGGAGAAAGAAGAGCCAGGAGAGTAATTAGACATGCCAACGGTTAAAGAAGCCATCCAGCGCCTAGACGCTCACGAGCGTGAATGCTTGACTCGATACAAAAACATCGAGAAGCAACTGGACGCTGGAACCAAACGCTTTGATGATATAGATAAGCGCCTGTGGTTTCTTTACCCGCTGGTCATTGCATCGCCTTTGCTTGAAAGGCTTATTCAGTGAGTATATTTACGGCGTTAATCGGCCCGGTTGCTGATATTGGCAAGACGTTCCTGGCCAATAAGGCTGCGGAAAAGCAGGCCAAGCATGACGCCAAGATGAATGTTATCCAGAACAGTGCTGACTGGGAGAGCAAGATGGCAGATGCCTCTAGCAGCTCCTGGAAGGATGAATTTTGGACCATTGTGTTAGCTATCCCAGTGTTTATGGTTGGCTACGCAATAGCAGCCAATGACGTGTCGGTAATTGACCGGGTGGCTGAAGGATTTGAGGCGCTAGACAAGCTGCCTGAGTGGTATCAGTATTTATTATTCATCGCGATCAGTTCCAGTTTTGGTATTCGCGGTGCCGGAAAAATTATGGAGATGCGCGGTAAGTAGCCGCCTCCGTCGCTCTGCAAAGGAAGTATAAATGGCATATGTTAGCGTAGACATTCCAGCAGGTATCTTTAAGCATGGTACTGACCTGGATTCTGTAGGCCGGTGGCGAGATGCCAACCTCATAAGGTGGCAGAATGGCTCTGTGCGGCCTGTTGGCGGTTGGACTACCCGTAAGGCCAGTGCATTCACTTACGCCCCCAGAGGCGCTCTTACGTGGACTGACAACAGTGCAGACTCCCACATCGCGGCAGGTACTTATGAAAAGCTGTACCACGTTAATAAAGTGGGTACGGTTTCTGACATTACCCCTACTAGCTTTACTACTGGCGACCTTAACGCAGACCAGAATCTTGGCTATGGCGGCTCGTTCTATGGCACCTCTTACTACAGCACAGAACGTCCTAGTGACGGCGTGCCAGAAGAGGCTACATCCTGGTCCATGGATACCTGGGGTCAATATTTGATCGCCTGTTCATCAAAGGACGGCAAGATATACGAGTGGCAGTTAAATACCGGCACCCCCGCTGCAGCAATTACAAATGCCCCTGTAGGCAATGGCGCTATTGTTGTTACTGAAGAGCGCTTTATATTTGCTCTAGGTGCAGGCAGTAATCCGCGCCTTGTAAAGTGGTGTGACAGAGAAGACAACACAGATTGGACGCCTACAGCGATTAACCAGGCTGGTGATCTTGAGCTGCAGACCTCTGGCGAGATTATGTGCGGTATCCGAGTAAGGGGCCGTACACTTATCCTAACCTCCCTGGACGCGCACGTTGCCACATACAATGGCCCGCCAACTGTTTATGGTTTCCAGCGAGTTGGTACATCTTGCGGCACCATATCTCGCATGGCTGCAGTTGCGGTGGACGAGGGAGCCTTCTGGATGGGCTCTAAGAGCTTTTTCACCTACAACGGATCATCCGTGCAGGAAATGCCCTGCGATGTCTCAGATCACGTTTTTAAGGACATAAACCACGCCCAGAAAAGCAAGGCGTTTGCAGTCAACAACTCTCAGTTTGGTGAGGTGTGGTGGTTCTACCCCAGCGCCGACTCTCTAGAGAACGACCGATACGTTGTGTTCGACTACAAGGAAGGCCACTGGAACATTGGTGAGTTATCTCGCAGCTCTGCAGTTGATGCTGGTGTATTCACTAACCCTATTATGTTTGATACCGCTGGTAACGTGCTAAACCATGAGACCGGGTACTCACACAATGGTAGTGAGACATTCCTAGAGAGTGGACCTATATCGATTGCTCAGGGCGATCAGATCGCCAAAGTAAATGAGATTATCCCGGACGAGCTTAACCAGGGCGAAGTTACCCTGACCTTTAAGACCAGGTTCTACCCTAATGACTCAGAAGTTAGCCACGGGCCGTTCGCTCTTGCTAACCCAACAGGCGCCAGGTTTAGTGGTCGCCAGGTCAGGATGCGTATTAATGGCACCGAGCTTAAAGATTGGCGTGCAGGCAAGATGCGGCTTAATGTAATCCCAGGCGGCAAGCGATGAGCCTGGCTGAGAACCCGCCACCCCCGTTAGGTCCAGAATGGAAGCCCTGGGGAGAGCGACTTGTTAGCTTTCTAGCCAGGACTAAAACCAAGCTGGCCTATTACATAGCGGGTGATACGGCGGCAGAAGATGGCGTCGTATTGTGGGACCGAACTGGTTACCCGGTAATATCCAAGAATGGTGAGTTTAGGCAAATTGTATTAGCTGACGGTTATGGTGAGTTTTCAGCCACCAGCAGCATTACTGCGGCGTCGGCAGACACTGCGTACAATATATCGTTTACGTCGGTAAGCGCTAATGGTGGATTGAGCATTGACCCCAGCGATAATACAAAAATTAGGTTTGCTGAAGCGGGGGTGTATTCTATTGCGGGACACCTGCAGCTTAAATCGTCAAGCGGATCAACGAAGACAGCGTATTATTGGATGGCTGTTAATGGCACAAACCTGGACCACTCAGAAAGGGTTACGGTGCATGCTAACGATCAGTTTATTGTCTTGGCTGTTAGTGATCAAGTTGAGGTAACTGCAGGCTCTTATATGCAGGCAAGGTTTGCTGTTAGTGATACCGATTTATGGCTTGATGGGTCTGCTGCAACATCTTTTGCGCCAGCGTCCAAGCCAATTGACCTTACAATAACCAGAAGCCGTCAATAAATGCTATAATCGGCCAATTATTTAGGGGGATATATGGCAGATTTACAAGAAGAG